ACTGGATAGATCCAGAAGATACTGATGACGAAGACTATATCTACAGATACTATTATACATCAAAAGTCACTAAAACTACAGAAACTTGGTATGATGCATTCAATGTTTATTTTGATATGCTATGTACCCATGAGATTGCATATTTTACTATTAAAGATAGCTCTATCTCTGTTGGAGATGTTGCTGGAAAAGACTTTGAAAGTTTATTGTCTGATGGAAAAATCTCACTTGAAAATAAAACTGTTGTGAATAATATGGTCTATATTCCTGGCTATACTAGTGATGGTATGTCTGTTAGATACTTTGATGAACAGTGGATGTCTGCATCAATAGAGTCAGCTGCTGGAGCTGATATTCATGCTGGACTTCAAGAATTATTAAAAAGTTCTACATATGAAAATGCGATTGCGACTGCAAAAAATAAAGCATATAAAACAAAAACAACATATTATACTGATGATGGTAAACCTACTGATAGTGTAATATTTACGCTTCAAGCTGTGATAGATTATGTTGGTACAGACATACATGACTAGTTAATCTAATTTTATGGTAATTAGACATTTAGAAGTAAACCTAGACACAAACAATGCTTGTAATATGAATTGCAAGTATTGTTTTCTAGGTGACAAAAATAATTTCCATCAACCACATTTTAATAAAGACTATTATGATAGTCTAGACCTCAACAAATGTAAAATTATTGAATTTTGGGGTGGAGAGCCATTTTTGTATTGGGAACATTTCAGCACAATTGCGTCATATTTCAGAGATAGATGTCCACAAGCTGACTTGTATGTTCTTTCGAATGGCTCAATTTTAAATGAGAACATTATAAACTTCTTGATTGAAAAAAGAATATTTTTGTCTCTAAGTCATGATGGACCAGACCAATATATTCGTGGCGATGACTTCTTAAAAGACACAAATAAAATTGAGCTTTTGAAAAAGCTTCCATATAAAATTATTTTTTCAATGACATTGACATCACAGCATGCGCCATATTCTGAGTATAAAGACTTCTTTTACAAATTGTCTGAGACAGGATTAAACTTCACTTGTAAAATTATTCCAGCTCGTGGAACAGATGACTTCAATATGCCATTTGCTTTCACAACTATTGAACATGCTGAAAATTTAATAAAGTTCTTTTCAGATATGGTCGATGACTGTAATAGAAATCTAAAGTCTTCTATTATTTTTTACTATACATTAGCACGTTTACTAGGTCGTTCTAAAAGCAAATATCCGTGCAGTACACATGAGAGTGACTTTCTTGCAACAACAACAGATGGCTCAAAAGTTGTGTGCCATACTGGAAAGAAAGAAATGACAAAAATTGCTGGATGCTTAGATTGTCCTGCTGCTGGGCAATGCTATGTTTCATGCCAAGTTTTGAATGAAAAGTTTAAGGTTGCTCAATGTGATGCCGCAAAATTGTATGCAGAAAAAATAAATGAATTAGTTTACAGTATTTGGACTGTTATTGATGTGCCGACATATTTTGTATGTTTAGACGATGTTAAAGATGTTTTTGAGTTTGTTGAAAAATATGACAAAACAAAAACAACATTTTATTTTTCTAAGTCTAAGAAGCAAAAGCAAAGAATTGCAGAAATTATGGAAATTGCTTTACAGCTCCAAAAAAATGATTATGTTTGCCTTATTATGTAATGTCCTAATTATATATTATGGCGAAGACTAAAAAAGTTTATGTACGTAAACCAAAAGTAAAAGAAGAAAAACATGTAACTGAAGCTGCTCAGCACAAAGGTGATTTTCGTAAAACACTACGATGGAAGTTCTGGCGTAGATTTTTGATTGATAAACAGAAAAAAGACCCAATTACTGGAAGTAAACTTACTAAAGGCGCAAACTGCCACCATATGGATATGCGTGAAGAAAATTATGAAAATCTTGATGAGAAGCGCTTTAGAATGTTGAACAAAAAATCACATGATACTGTGCACTTCTTTTTTGCTATGAAAGACTGGCGCGCTGGCGTAAAAGCTCTTGTTGAAATTTTGGAATACATGGAAAAATATAATACAGACAATCCTAACTGGTCTTTCGACGATGCCAACAATCGAGCATGGCCTGTTGAATAGAAGCATTCCGTTTTTTGATAATGTCCTCACTTAAAGAGGACATTTTATTTTTTAAATTATCTTTCATTATTTTGCTATTCTCTTCACCATATAATGTTTCATATTTTGCGCGATAATTCTTTACCTTATATTTTTCAAACTCTTCGATATTATATTTTTCTCGCAATTTTTTAAACTTTGTTTTGTTATATGCACGAATAGCACAATTTGCAAAATAATATTTTTCATCTTCTACTAATGTTTGTTTGAAACGAGAAACACACAATTTATAATAAACTTCAATCGGAACTTTTAATGAGATGCCTTTATACAAGAAGTTTTCATAATGAGAATAATCTATTGGAAGTTTCTGTATTTTTTCTAAAACAACAAATGAGTGTTCAAGCATAATAAAGAAGTTGGCGTTTTTCTCATTGATGATTTTATTCCATAGAGTTGTCTCATCATCATACATATTTTAGTTAGTCTATTTTCCATTTTTTGAGAGTGCTCATTAGAATAGCCTAATTATTTTATAAGGAGAAAATTATAGTTATGTATAATGAGAATTCTAAGACTGGTGGTCTTACACACTCACCAACTCTTAAAGGATTGGTAAATTCTGGAGCAGACTTGCTCAAACAAATGTATGATGTTTCTATTGTTTTCCCAGACCAGCTCGACAGTGGTGATGAAAGCGATGTTTTGTTTGGTTACCCTGTAACAGTTCGCTGTACTGGTTTTACAGTTCCTGAAGTTTCTATGGCAACATATGATATTACATATCATGGAATTTCTGTAAAAAGACCTGGTGGAAAACTTGAAGGTGAACGCTCAATTGAGTTGACATTCCGTGAAGATGCCGCTTTCATGTTGAGACAGCGCTTCTCATTATGGATGATGGCTGTGGCAGACCCTGTAACAGGTGGTGTTTCAAATGCTGTCAACTATTTTGGTACATTGTCAGTTCGTACAATTGCTGGTGAATATACTTCTACACAGCTTGTTAATCCTACTGGAAAGCCAACTGGTTCTGACAATCAAATTCTTAAAGATACTGGTCAGATCCCAGAAAAGTCTAAACAAGGTGCTTTTGCAGATGTAAACCCTGTTGCTGAATGGAACTTCTACCATGTTTGGGTTTCTAAGGTTGGTGGAGTTGAGTTCTCAACAGATGCAGCTGAAGCTAATTCTTTCCCAGTAACATTCCAGTATCAAGACTGTGACCTTCCATTCTTTGGTGGAAATCCAATCTTCTAATGAAACAAAAGCCGCTCAAAAGAGCGGCATTTTTTTGAACTTGTACTGGACTTCTCATATATTATATTTGTAAATAGCGAGGTACAAGATGCTTAGAGATTCAATAAACAAATTCTATGAGTCAGCTGCAAAAAAGTTTGCAAAGTCAGGTGTAATTCAGCATGTAAACACAGAGTCTTCAATTATCGAAGACATAACAGTTGACCGCGAGTTTATTAAATCACTTATGTCTAAGAATGGTGGAAACTTCCGCTATGTTACAGTTGATGGTGGCCGTTATGAAACTTCAGATGGTCGCATCCACAAGCTTGTAGACAGAAAAATCTTGATGAACAGTTCATTTCCAACTTATGTTGGTGAATTTTATGAAGATGACCTTGAAAAATTTGGCATCAAGAAAAATGTCATCAACCTTGATGAAGAAGTCGCAAAAATTAAAGCTGCAGCTGCTGCTGAGAAAAAAGAAAACAAAGAACGCGGTGTTAAGGGTGGCATTTTCAACTATGAATACTTCTACAATGTAAACAACTTCAAATGCACTCTCAACGAAATCTTGAACAAAAATCCTGGCAAAAAAGTTGTTTGGTACATCGGAAATGCGAAAGACACTTGGGGTTCAGAACGTTTTAACAACGCTCAGAAAGCTGCTGAATTCCTTGGTGAAGAGTT